CGCCTGTACTGTCTTGCACGACAAAAATAGAACCGCTCTGCCCTGCCGTCAGGTTGCTGGGATTGGCCAGCGTGCAGGATGCCGTATTGGCAAGGGTCAGAGCAAAGTTGTTCGCGGTTGCAAAGTCCAGCGTCTTGCTGGTGTCACCAGAGGCAACCGAGATTGCGGAGATGCTGCCGCGTTGTGCCTTGGTGAAGGTCTGAGTTACAGCAAGACCTGCAGCGGTGGTCGTTGCATCAGGCAGCGTAAAGGTACGGTCAGCCGTTGGGTCGGTGACCGCCAGGGTGGTCTCGAAGTCGTTGGCAGTGCTGCCCTCAAACACCACCGAGCCAGCGGTGCCAATCTCAAGCGCACCAGTGACCGTCCCGCCGGCCTTTGCCAAGTAAGTGCTGCTTGCTGAGGTGCTAGTCAGCAGGCCAAAGTTGGTCGCGCTGTAATCGCCCACAACAACCCAGCCATCATTGGCCGCGTTGCGAATTTTGAGTTGTGTGTTATTGGTATCGACCCACCACTGAAAAGCGAATGTACTGGCGGGTTCTGTGCTGCTGCTGTTATTGCTTACGATCGCCGCAAGGGCATTATTCAGATCGCCACGAAATGAGGCGCCGTCCTGGTTAGCCAGGTTATAGTCATGAGTCGCCACAACGGCCCGCGCATCTTTAATCCACTTTAGCCGCCCTTACCATATCCCACCGCGGACCAGTTGAAGTTGCGAGAGATCCCAGTGTCTGATGAGTTATAGAAATTGACCGTAAAGCCCGTGGCCGAGACGCTGCTCACAGTGAAATAGTCACCGCTCGCCATGTTCTGAGCTGTGATCCCAATGCTCGGCAACCTGCTATTTGTGCCCAACAGACTGGCCGTCCCAGTGAAGAAGCGATTCGCAAACGTGATAGCCTTGGCCCCAGTCCCGCTCGACACGGCTTCATCGCTGGATTCTGTGCGGCGCTCTAGTTCCGCGACGTAACCCAACTCATCGACAAGGATGTTTTGAGCTGTGTCGGTGCTAGTCAGTTCAGTTTTAAATTGGAAGCCGCGGCCCTTAAAGGTGCCATTGCTGAATTCGGTCCAGCTGCCATAGGTCGGCGAGCCGCTGGGGTCATCATCGGTCTTGCGAACATAGAGCTTGGCGTTGACTGAATCGGCCACATCACCATCGAATTTGCCTTTCCAGCTGTCGATATTTTCCGTCTTGTCGTCGATCAGGTCGTCGGGGTAGAACCCTCGAGTCACGAATCGCCGAGTCAGATCAAGCGAGAAGACGTGGCCTAGATCCAGCGTGGTGGCAAATGCGTATTCTCCGTTAGCTTCGGTATCGCCCAGTGAGTCGATCTTGCCCCAGCTATTGATGTTGTCTGTCTTGCTATCAATTCTTGCCGTGCTTTGCAGCGTCAGCGCGTCGTATTCGTCGCTGTAGAAGGTGTCGTCGTCTGTGCCTTGGAATGGCGGAGAGTCTTGGTCCTCGCGGCGTGTTGCCAGCAGCAGCTTGTTCCGCGTATCGGGCAGGTCGATGATGACGCTGGTCTCATCAGCGCTCAAACGTCCGCCGTCATCTGCGAATTTGACCAGGACCTCGCCTTCGATCAACGAGATCTTGGCGCTTGTCGAATTACCTGCGATGGCTTCGATCAGATCGACCGAATTAGACCAGGTGGCGGCGCCGTCGGTCCTGCTGTTGTGACGGATGTAGACCTTGCCGCCGTGTTTGACATCTAGATCGACGGTCTCATCCCACTTCAGCGTGCCTTCTTTATCGCTGGTCGCCTCAAAAGACAGATTCTGGACGTTGCCCGGCACAGCCGTCTTGCCGGCTGCATTCAACGTCAGCTTAGTGAAATCAGACGACTGCCGACCCAGCGAATTGATGCTGTAGATCTCGAATGTGTAGGTGCCGTCGGTCGTGTCCTCGATCTCTGCGTCGGTTTTGACAACTGTCATTTGTTCCCAGTTGTCATTGTCACGCCGGTAGCGGACTTTGTACTGAGGAACGCCTTTTACCGCAGACCAGCTGATGATGATCTTGACTTTGGCTTTATCATTGCTGGCATAGAATTTCTCCTCCGCTTTGGGGTTCAGCGGCGGATCTGGAACTGGATTGAGATTCGTGATCGTGCGAGTCGATAGCGCATTGCCGCGCTCGACATGCGCAAATTTGCTGTCGTTATAAGACAGTGCCGATATCTCATACAGGTGCCCGTCTTTTTCGGCAACACTGAGAACCCGATATTTCTGGGTCTCTACCGCAGTGGTCTGGATTACCCAAACGCTGTTGATATTAGGCCTCGTGGTCCAATCACCATCGACAGTGACCAACGTGCCAGTGCGGTCGGTGATGTCCTTGGTTTCAAGGCTGCCATCTGGCAACAGTACGCTTAGTGTTGCGTTGTCTTCAGGCAGCCCGGTCGCGTCGTCAACGTTGATCGTATTATCACCTGCGCCTGCGATCCTGCCACCAAAACGCACGCCGGCCCGCACTGGATCCTGAATCTCAATGACGTTGCCCGGCCTGACCAGCACACCAGCATCGACCGAAGTCGTGAAGCTCACAACGTCGGTTTCATGTTGCTCTGAGTACAGAATCCAGGTGCCGAGCCTGTGCGCCTGACCGCGGCTCGTACAGGCGAAGGCCTTGACCTGCGTAGCTACCCAGCCATACTTCTCGATCGCATCGCGATCCTCAACCAGCTCGTAGTTCTGCTCTCTGGTCTCCAAGTCCAGATAGCTGACAATTGCCACCGTGTGACGAGTCTTGAGATCGGACCCCGAATAGGTAAAACCCGGCTCTAGAACATTGGCACGGTTGAACAGATAACTCGAGTCAGTCGGCTTGTCCTGGGAGATGGTCAGCGAGCCTGTAGACCAGAACGGCTGCGAGCGCATGACGCTACACAAGTCGTTGACCAGCTTGTACGCCTCATACTGGTTCTGGATTAGAACGTTGCAGCTAAACCGCGCCTCTTCTCCGCCTTGTCCATCGTCGACAAGCTCGTTGGCGTGCTTGCTGGCAGCAAGGAACGCAAACTTGTCCAGCTGAGCCTCGGCAATGTGATCTCCGAAGCCATATCGCTTGTTGATCAGCAGGTCATATAAGATCCAGGCAGGACAGGTTGTCCACTGCGCAGCACCGAACGTTCCAGTCCAGGTGCCGCTATACGTCAGCCTGCCGGTGGCAGCATCAACAGTCGCGTTATTCGGAATTTTGACCTTGATACCACGGATCCGGTAAGACCGCGAAGGGATATTGTTGAACTGCTCTGCTGAGAATCTGACGGCTGCCAGAGCGCTGTTCGGGTAGCGCAGCTTTTTGCGCGTGATCTCCGTATAGCTAGCCCAGAATGTCGGGTTGACGTTTGTATCGCTGCTATCGGCAGAGACTCGCGTGACGCGGACATCTACCGGGAAATCCCCATCCAGCGTGATCAGGTAGTCGCGTTCATACCTATCCGCCGTGCGCCCGCTAATATCAGCATCCTTGACTTTGGTGAATCCGCCGCCGTTGTACTGGACTTCGATATCTAGGCTGACTGACGTGCCCAAAATATCGCCTTGGTTGTTTGATCGCTCAAGCCGCGGAATGGCGATGCTGACACGTACGGCATCGACATTTACATCGGTGATTTGACGGGTGACCGGGGTGGCTTGCACCACCTCGGCATTCACGCTCTTGATATCTTCAACATCGCCAAAACCAGCAGCATCAATGAAGGTCTGCGAGTTGGTGCCATATCGCGTGGTGACCGTAATGCCCTTGAAGTTGTAATCAGTATCTGACAGGTCGGTAACATCTGCGCCAGAACGCAAAACCGGGGTGTCAGCGAGGAATACATCCTTCAGAAGGGCAAGGTTGTAATTCGCCGTGCCACGGGTATATTCACGCGCAGATGGGAATCCCTCGATTTCGCCCTCGCTGAGCATGTCGAGCAATGTGGCGTGCGAGCTTGATGCCAGATTGTCCGCAGCCCGAGTGGGCGTGCGTATCGCAGGTGGGGCAGCTTGCTGTACTACGGTTTTTTGAATGACCTGCGGAGCCACGGCCCCGCCGCCGCCGCCGCCAGCACCGATAATCTGCTTACGGTCTTTTTTGGCCATGTCAGATGTCGTCAACGTCGATGCCGGCTGAAATCACCACCGATCCGACAATGGTCTCGCCGTAAACCAATGGTACGGGCAACCCCATCCTCGAAGTGTTTTGGATACCACTGAAGCTGTATGACTCTTGAGGGTCCATCTCAGTGCCCTCGGTCGTAGTCTGCCTAAATCCACCCGCTGTGGATGCGGGGCCAATCGAACCGATTTGCGGAGTTGGGCTTAGGAGCTGCGAGACGCCACCCAAGATCAATGTCGCGCCAATGGTGCCGACGACTGAGGAGACGGCCAACGGAGCGCCACCGAACGTGCCAATCATGGCACCAGCGAATGGGTTGATAACCGCCAATGCGACTAGAGCAACTCCAGCGATGATCGTGCCAATGCTGAATCCCTTGCCACCGCCAGCACCACCTACGACCGGAATGATCTTGATAACCTGACTGGCCGGGTTGTTGACATCATCAAGCTTTGTTTCATATCCATCCACCACCACTTTGTAATGCTGATCCGACATGTGCCGTTCCAGCCCAGGAAAATTGGCCAGCAGCATTCGAATAGCCTCGCCGGCGCTACTGATCTCAGCAAAAAACTGGCGCTGGCCGACAAACTTGGCTAACGGGCCATATAGCCTAACTTCGCGTTGCATGGCGCAGGACCCTACCCGTACATTTTAGGAGCCACTCGCCGAGCAGGTCACGGCTACTGAGTCTGCCGCGCAGGTGATGTAACACCATCTGATCGCCCAGGTAGACGCCCACATGGTTGAGCTTGCTGGAATCGATCGCCATCAAGAGCGCATCGCCTGGCTGGATCTCTGCAATATCTACTTCATGGAACCCGGCTTCTTCCCAGCAATCATCGAACATCGGGCATTCGTTGAACTCATCTGGTGTTGTGGGCCTGTCCCAATCGGGCAGCTCTAGGCCCTGCTCGCCGTACCAGTCCCGCACCAGGGTCCAGCAATCAGACACGCCCCAAACCCATGATCTACCAATAAGCGGTGCTCTGTAGCCCTCTGGATGACATTCGCCCCATCGCTCGGTCTTTGGATTGACGATATACCAGGGCAAGCCCGACTTTTCGCAAGCTACGCGGTCAGCTTCACTGGGTACAGGTGGCGTGACTGGGTGACTGTGGACGACGGCTACGACTTCACCCTCGTCTTCTGCGGCAGCGTAGTCGATTGGGTCCAGAATGAAAAATTCGTTGGTCTCAGCGAGATTTTTACATGGCCGGTACCGTTCGCGGCCTTTGACGATGAGCAGGAGACCGCATGATTCACGCGGATCTTCCGCCTTTGCATGCTCAAGTGCTTTCGCCTTTGCCGTGGCCTTCATCCGTTAAACGCGCCGATGCCTGGGAATGCCCCAAATGGTAGCGGGTTATTCCCGAATCTGGCTTCACAGCTACTGAGCTTCTTGCCACAGACGTCATCAGCGACGTCATCCACCGACTCGTCGTTCTCGTCGTAGTAATCCGATCCGCTATAACCGCACTCGGAGCCCCTATAGACCCAGGGGCACAGATTTTGGCTGCAATGGCGTTTTGGTGCTCGAACCCCAGCAAGGTCGAAAGTGGCCGCCAGCTCGAACACCACTGCATCACGCGCCTCAGTCACTTTTCGAGCGACGTAGTAGATCTCCTTGGGGAACTCGGCAGTCGAATCGGGCGTGCCGTACGGGTTGTCGCCGTCGAAATTGTCGTTGTCTAGGTATCGGGCCAGCGTCCGGATCCGGGTGAATTTAGCACCGGTCAGGTCGTTGCCAGCAGTGGTGGTGTTGACATCGAGCAGAATCGCCGTGATGCTGCCAAAAAGGTTGGCCACTGTGACCGTGGGCCGCGGCAGCTGACCACTCTCGGCGTTGTATTCGAAGCCCTCTGCCTGGATGGGCAGCCTTGAGTAGGTGTTGCCGGCCCACACAATATTCTGCACGCCAGATCCAACATCGTTGATCCCAGCATGAAATCGGTAGACCGTGCTGCTCCCGTGCAGAGTCGCGTCCAGCTCCAACACGAACAGCTCGATAATGCTGCTCGGGTTGATCTTCTGTAGCTCGGAAACTGGGATAGCCATCAGGGCTCAAAGACCTGGATGAACCGAGCCGTGATTGTGGCACGGCCTGTGTACGGGATCGTCTTGCTCCACTCGGGGCACACCCATTTGTAAGTGTCTGTCTCGTCAGGTGGGCTCCAATCGAAGCTAGCCGAATCCTCAGCGCGAGCGTCCAAGAATGTCTCGATCGTGTCAGCGTCTGTTTCGGAGACGTTCCAAGTCAGATCCCATTCTTTGGGATTCATGTGGTCAGGCAGACCATACAGCAGTCTGGCCTGGTAGCCATCGCCGAATTGGATCGTGCGAGTGCGCGGCCGGCTGGTTTTTTGAGCCCCATAGGCCGGGGTAACTGATGGAAACGTTGCCATTATGCGAGCAGTCCTCCGGGTCGTTTCTGTTTGATCAGCTCTTGGCGGATTGCCACGCCGATTGCATCACCAAGCCGCTTGGACTCGTCTGTGTTCCCTTCAACGCTACTGCCCGTAGCATCAACGGAGACGTTGATCACCGCGCCACCTAGGGCGCTATTGGGGGCAATGCTGCCAGATCGGCCGGGTGTAAACAGCTCAGGCCCGCGCTCACCCACCATATAGGAAGTGCCACCGCGGACAGTGCCGCCTTTGGCCATGCCGCCGCCATAGCTGGGCACGCCACCCAGACCACCTGAAATGCCGGGCAAGATGCCGGGCTTAGCCAGAGCACCTTTGCCCGAAAGGCCCGGCGCTGTCATCGTGCTGCCGGCGAACATGCCCCCGCCTGGGAACAGGCTGCGGATGATGTTAAAAGCCATCATCTTGACGGCAGCCTTGATGATATCTGTCGCCATGTCGAGAAAGCTCTGCGCAATCGACCTGAAGAAGCCTTTCAATGCCTCTTGTGCCGTCATTGTGCCATCCATCATGCCTTTGATGCCCACAGCGAAAGCATCAGCTACAGCACCAGAAGCAGTCTTGATCAGATTGAGTGGCTTGACCAGATCATCTAGCTTCTTCCTCAGCCGGTCAGATTCTTCTGCGCGCTCTGAGAATCCTTTAGTGATGCTGCTGCTCGCACCGGATCCATCGAATGTGCTTTGCCCAGGCGTGATGGCGCCGCCTGCCATAATGTCAGCAATTTCTTGGCGGACAGCCTTAATGCGCTGGCTATAGAGCAGCTCATTGTCGAGGAATGCCTTAATGCGTTCCCGTGGCAGCATCTCCGAATTCAGGATCTGCTCGCGGCGGATCAGCTTCTCGAGGTATGCCTGCTCTTGTTGATCGCCTTTGATCTGCGCGGCCAGCAGCAATTCCTCGAGTCGCAGCTGCTCTTTGGAGATGTCTTTGCGCTTCCCAGCATTCTTGAGCTTCTCTTCTTCTTCCTTCTTCTTCTGGAACTCCAATTCGGATTCTTCTGCCAGAATCCCTAGACGGTCCCGGATCTTGCGGATATTTGCATTTTGCAGCTCTAGGTCTGCTTTGGCATTGCGCAAAGCAGCACCGCTTGCCCTGCCCGACGCTTTGAGATTTTCAATACGCTGCTGTGCTTGAGCCTGTGCTAGCAGTGATGTATTGAGAGCTGCCTCTAGGGCTTCACGGCCGCCAGTCTTAATCGTTTCGTTGAGTTCTTTCTGCTTGTTGTTGGCTTCAATGATTTTACTGACAAAGAAGCCAACACCTGCAGCTACAGCCACCCAGGGCAAAGCTAAAAGAGCCACCTTGAGAGCCCCAGCTGCAACTGTGCTAGCTGTGATTACCAGATTGGTTTTGGTCACTGCCGCACCGGCCACGGTGAAACCAGTAGTGACCGTATTGGTAACTCCAGCCAGAGTCGCTAGAGCTGTGCCCAGCCTGCCTAGGAGGCTCAAGCTGACTGCACCATTGAACGTGCGTACGGCGACTGCAAGCAGGCCCACAGCTACAGCAGTGGTGCGAATCGGGCTGGGCAGCTGACCAAATAGACGCACCAGATCGGTCAGGACCTTGACTATCGGGGTGACAGCAGGCAGCAACGTCTGGCCAAATGCAGTCGATAACTCATCTACAGCATTTTGCAGGTCCTTGAATCTCTGGACATCTGATTCTTTGACGATCTTGGCGATCTTGCCGGCGCCCTCTTTTTCGACCTTCTGCAGCGCACGGATCAGAATGTCCGATGTCAGCTTGCCCTGCGAGGCGAATTCCTTGAGCTCGCCAACGCTCTTGCCCGTTTCTTCTGCCACGGCCTGCAGCAGGCCAGGCACCTGTTCAGCGATGCTCCTAAATTCATCGCCCTGCAAGCGGCCAGAGCCCAAAGCCTGGGCGAGTTGGGTGAATGCTGCAGATGCTCCAGCCGCACTGACACCAGAGAGCTTGGCAATTACGTTGAAGCCTTTGAAAGTCGAGGAGATCTCACTCAGACTGATGCCCAGCGGGCGTAGGCGTGCGTAGATATCGGCCACGCCTTCGGTGGCTTCACGATTGCTCAGGCCGAATTGCTTGGCAGCTTCGCTGGCTAGCCGCTGGGCACGCTCAAATTCGCCATACTCAGAAGTGAGGAGCTTGAGCCTGGTATTTAGATCATTCAACGAGGCCGCGGCCTGGACAGACCGGCGACCGAATTCGACCAAGGCGAGCCCCGCCGCCGCACGGGCCAGGCCCTGTAAAGCGCCCTGTGCCTGCTTCGACGCGGAGTTGATCTGGCGCAGGCTATTGACCGCGCTAGAGCTCCTTACTTGTACGTCAACGACGGCAACTGCCACAGTCTGCCCAGCCCTGTACTACAGTCTATCGACCAGCTCTGGACCGGGCTTTATCCATCTCCGCTTGCTCTTTTTCAGCCTTGATCTCGTAGTAGGCTGCAAACATCACGAACTCGGCTTCTGTCAGATCGCATCTCAGCTGACTGACAGTTTTGCCCAGCTCAGTGGCTAGGAAGAACTCGAAGAATAGCCACGAGTCTTCCCTTAGGCGTTTTTTGCCTCCTCCAGCTGCTCTGCGTCGCCCAGGCCGAAGAGGAATAGCTCGAGCTCATTCAAGACGTTTTCGGGTAGCTCCCGTTGCAACTTGGCAGTGTCGGCGGACGCGAATGCCTTGGTGCCGTCTTCCAGCTCAGCCATTTGGCAGAGCATCTGAGTGCTGATTTCGAGTGCTTCATCGGTGCCTGCCAGATTCTGCGCACGCTTGCGATCTGAGCGGGTGATGGGCTTGAAGTACAAAGACAGCACCACTTTGCCGTCCGGTCCCTTGATGTCGAATTTGCGGCGTTGATTAAGATCAAACGCCCCAGTGAGCAAGTCAACGGGGCGCTGATTGGTCGGAGCCATTGTGGATTAGATGTCCAGAGTGATAGATCCGTTAGTCACGAAACTAATCGTGATTACTTCGATCTCTCCCACTGTAGCAGAATACTCG